AAACCAGACAAGTAACCCAAGACATCTTGGTCATACTGATCACGCAAACGATACGCTGCACGATCAGAAGCCATCTGCATGAAGTTCACATGTGAGTGAGCTGCTTCGATGTCATCAATCTTGAAAGCGTAGTAGTTAGCTTGGTCAACAACCAAGGTGAAGTCTTCATCATTCAGATCTTGAGCAGTGATCTGTGTACCACGAGCATAGCTCTGTACAGACACTTCAGGTTCTTTAATGATTTTGACACTGTCGCCCATGTTTGCGATTTCACCAAAGTAATCGTTATTGGTGATGTCTTCAACAGTAGACGCTTTACGGAATGCAAGTTGAACTTGCTTTGAATAGATTACGGGGCTAAAATTACCATTGGGTAAATTGCCGTAACCTGCAGCACTTGGAAAAGCCATTTTAATATCCTCCTAGATATGTGTTAGGCATATAATTAAATACGCTGAACATCACCACAGAGGCTGTATTTGATGGGTGTGTATAGAACAGGGATGCCTCCACTTGTCTATACAGGCCAACAAACTTCAGGTTGTTCTGACAGTTTATTGTTTTGCGTGACAGATAACTCTATGGGGTAGTGTAGCTAGCATTGTTACGGCCCATAGGAGCAAGACTAGATACCTAGTCCTGCTTAAAGTTATACCAGTTGTTTCAGGTTTGTCAATACTTAACGAGCACTTCCGCTAATATCGTATACAAACTTACCTGATTGTAATGCTTTAGCAATAGCTTCTTGGTTCTTTTCATACTCAAAGGTAGACATTTTGCTTACCTGTGACTCATAAAAGACACCATCTGTGCTCTCGCCTGTAGGTGCAGAACGACTACCACGGGTGTTTACGCTTTCAGCAGCACCCTTATCTGCGGCAGGTTTCTTAGCCTTAATACCTTTATCAGCTTTGTACAAGTCGATGGCACGGGCAGCAGCCTTAGCATCACTCTCATTATCATACAAAGCATCTTGAATCCATTTAGGCTGTTCTTCAACCCAATTGTGGAAGTCATCATCATCACGGATAACATTAAAGTCTGGATGCAAACGCATCAATTCAGCTTCTGCCTTATCCTTAGATGTCTGATGCTCACGCTCATCTAGCTGTTTGAATCTTTCATCCAACGCTTGAGTTTGTTCCTTAGCCTTTTTAATTGCAATTGTTTCAACAATCTTTGCAACATCAGGATAGGTCTTTGCCCACTCAGCTAGTTCTTCCTCACTCTTAGGAAGACTAATTTGTTTCTCTGTACTCTGCTGAAGCTGTGAGCGAAGCTCATCAATCTGCTTTTGCAAAGTAGTTTGCTGTTGCTGAGAATGTCTACGCAGATCTCCATAACGCTTCTTAAAGCTTTTCTCTTCTGCGTTTAAAGAACTGTCCTCAGGGTCTTGTGCTTCCTGTGGATCTTTGTTCTTATCTTCAGCTATTTGTTTCAACTCTGCTTCTTCTTGTTCAATCTTATCTTTGTTAGCATTACGCTTACCAAAGGGAGAAAAAGCCTGAGCTTGTTGATTCTGATTCACTACTGCTTCTGTCATACTTACCTTTTAAGTTGGGGCTAACTGTAGCTGTCAATACAGGGAGATAGGTAGCCAAGGATGGTGGGGGTTATTAAGTACCTGTCTGCCCACCTCAGACTTAGGTATTCAGATTATATATTATTTCTTACGTCTTGCAACTAGTCCACCCTTAGCCATAGCAAGCTCAGGGCCAGCAGCAAAATTATCTGGCATTGTAGTAGACATATCAGGCATTGTATCTAGTCCAGTAGGAACAGACGAAGCTGCTTGGTCCATTGAGCTAGATAACATAGCGTCTTCCATACCATCTGTCAATCGATAGTCAGCAGCTTCTGAAAAATTAAAAAGTTCTGTATCTGTTGGTTTGAAAGCATTAGAATCAAATTGAATGTTTTCATTAATTGTGTTTTGATTTTGTCTTTCTATTACTTTCTCAGACACCTTATCAAACAACATCTTATCTAAACGCTTGTTAGAATCTTCAGGTGTTTCCATCAACATACCAATATTGCTTTTATTATTAACAACTTTCTCAGTTGGTGTTAAAGCTTCTTGTTGTCTTTGTGCTTGATTGGTAATGCTTACTTCTTGAGCACCTTCTGGAATATTAGTAGCTGGTTCGCCATTAATGAAAGTAACAAACATAGAGCTACCATCAGGCGTTTTAAATTGCTTTACTTCAAAACCAGAACTAGGTGTAGGCATACCACCAACAGCTAAGTTGTTCTCTTCACCTTCACTATCCAGCTCACTCATGATGCTATCAATCTCGGAAGCAAACTCATCACCATGTGGTTCTTCTGGACTTTTTGCTTGTTCAGCATTGCCCATCTGACCAATCTCTTCCATACGAGCCAAGCCTTCTTTGGCTTTATCTCTAATCTTCATTAGCCTATCTAAACCAATATACCTAACAACATCAGCAGGAAGAACAAACTCACCCTCGCTAAGCTGAGCAGGGATATCATCTCTAACTTCTTTTTGCAAAGAGCCAGCAGGTACTTCGTTACCAGATACAGGATCTACTGTACCACCTTCTTCATTCATACCGCCTTCAGCAAATAGTTTGTCTGTATCATTTGTGTACATTTACTTCATCCTTAAGATATTTCAATCTGCGTAAAGCAGCAATGGCTCCTTGAGCCTTTCCAATTTCACGCATCTCTGAAGCTTGTTCTAAGTCTTTCTGCTTGTTTGCAATTTCTGCATCAAGCAACTCTTGGAACGCATCCCATGTTACATGAGTGTTTACAAAGCCTTTAAGCTTGGGGAGGTACAGCTTGGACATTACCAGCAAATCCTTGTTCACCCGGCACTGGTGCAGCACCAATACCAATATTTCCACCACCACCACCAGTCATATCAGCCACTGGAGGAGGACCACCTTCTGGGCCACCAACTGGAGGAGCACCCTCTGCAGGAGCAGCAGGAGCTGTAGCTTTCTGCATCAGCAAAGCTTGACGCAAAGCCTCATCCATATTGTTAGTCACCTTGTCTGGATCTAAGTCCATACTCTTTGCTATCTCACGAATGATGTAAGGAAACTTAGCAAACGGCATCAATGCAGGAGAACTAGCAATCTGCAAGAACTGCATCAAGCGTTGGCTCCTCACCTCATTAGCCATCAAGCTCTCTGTACCTCTGGCTGTTACTTCCAAATCACCCTTGATAGATTTATCAAAATCAAACTGCATGTTAAAGCTAAAGAAAGCTTTACCAAGCGGAGCCAACAAGTAATCATCCACATTCTTAATGATGGTTTTAACACTACCAGAAGCAGCATTCATCAACATAGAAATACCAGAGGCTGTCCTACCTACACCACTAACACCTGTTTGACCATGTGAGAATGATGGCATACCTGTTGATTCATCTGACAATTGTCTAGCCTTATCAAACAGTTGCAGGTTCTGTGCAGCCACATTCGGAAACTGTGTTCCAAACAAAGACTGACCGGGAGCACCTCCCTGTCTCCTAAATACTTTACCCGGAAACACTGTCATGTCTTGACCGGGAACGAGATTGGTTTCATCAACCTCGAATACAAGGTTGCCAGACAACACTGCATTATCTACAGCCATACGCATAAAACCATTCATGAGGGTCTGGGTGTCGTCCATGTTTTCGGCAACACCAATGCCAAATAGAGAGTAGGGGTTTAGTTCGCAAGGAGCAGCGTAATACGGAATGTTGGCTGGCTTAAACGGATTCAATACTAAGCGAATCACTCTGTTGTTGCAGAACCATACGTTGGCTTGCAACTCCTTAACTTCCAACAAAGCTTCAGGAATCTCAATGTCGTTTTCTTTGAGCATGTCAATATCAACACTGCCCCAATACTCCAACACTTCAAATCTATCTACTCCCAAATTAGGAGCATAGTCTCTCAAGTCATCTTCCCAATACTTCTTAGTGTAAGAAGAACCTTCAGCAATGACATCTTCAATAACAGTGTTTCTAAACAAAGGACGATTCTTCAAAGCCCTAAGTTGTGTAGCACTCAGCTTGTGACGCTCAATAATGTATTGAGCTTCTTCCATGTTGGAAGCATCAGGATCAGGATAGAAGTTCCAGATAGAAACATGTGATGTCTCTGGTACTGTCTTCATCTCAGGCTTGTAAGTACCTTCATCATCCCAGCTAGGATATTCTTTGGTCTTAGCAAATGGACCCTTCATGATGCCTGTACCAAACAGAGCCATCTCAAAGGCAGTGGAACGCAGGTGCTTGTTAGCACCACTTTCATCCAACTGGTCATGTATCTTCTTCTCCATCTTCTTAGCTGCCACCATAGCAGGATGGAATGTAAGAGAGGTAGGTGTAACACCCGGACCTTCTTTTAAATTCTTAGCATCTTTAAGTTGGTCCTTCAGTGGTCCAAGCCTATCCATCAAACTGGCATAGGTTGCACCGGGAGGTAAATCTTTACCATCACCTTTATATCCAAAAGGAGAAACAACTTCAGGCTCAGCATCTTCTGGAGCCTTAGGATCAAAATGTACTGAATCAACTACACCCTCTGGCAATACAGTTGGATCAACACTTAAAGGAAATCTATTATTAGCAAATAACACATCAGTGATTTGACCATATGCTGCAAGCACCTTAGTCTTTGTCACCTTAACAAACACCCTACTCTTTTCTGTCTCAGTGAATTTAACATCTGGTCCATATAGACCACGATAGTTTCTATAAGCCTTGAGCCAACGCTGTTCATCTTGTCTGCGACTCTCTTCAGACTTGGTGTATCTATCATTTAGAAAAGCTAAGAGACTATCACCAGTAAATGGTGCAGCTTCGCCTTCCTTCTTGTCTTCTAAACCAATGGACTTGTCATCCATAAAATTGTTTGTCGCCATAAATACCCTTTAATACCCAAATACTGGGTCTGCTGTCTTCATACCAGCACCAGCAGAATGTAATGGATTGTAATCGAACAAACTACTTCTAGGTCTGCTCATCACTCCATACCGAATAGCATCATATAAGTGATCTTCAGCCTTAGTATCAATATCCTCTGGGTTTCTTTTGTCCAAAGGTATGATGGGTAGCTGAGCAATCGTGTTTACACAGTTGCTTGTTATAACCAGTCTTGGCTTTTCTGTAAAGGGGTCAAGTTGTAGTCTGCGATGCAGCTCATTTTTACCTGCCACCCTACTTCCAGCACTTCTATCAGATGGCCTCCACCTACAACCCTCTGCAATCATCTGTTCTGCCAGTGATGGACCTGTATCACCCCGCTTATGCCAGCAACTACTGTCCAACACCCCATATCTCATAGGGCCATCGTTCTCCTCAGCCCTCATCACCATGTGAGCGAGGTCTTTGGCAAGCACTTTGCTAACATATAGTTCACGATAGACAACCAATTGTTCACTTGGAGACACAGCAAACCACACCACAGCACTATAACTTCCGTATCCATAGTCGCAAGCCCTAAATTTAGTCCAATTACTTGGTATGTGGAATGGTTCCACTACATGTATCTGCCTATTAAACTCAGGGAATGCTGCACCTTCAGCAATATCCCAGTTTCCTTCTAGTAGTTGCTTCCTTTGGTGCTCAGGAAGAGACAACAACATAGTCTCATAGTCACCTGTCTGCATCAAATAAGGGTTATCCGTCAACATAGCAGGGATAAACCTACGCTTAAACAGTGGCAAGCCCTCTTTACTGTGTCCTTTGGGATACACTAAGGTGGTTCCACTCTCAATATCAGTGGCATCAAAGGCTTTACCCGCTGGAGAAGGGTCAATAAACATCTTCTTCACCCAAGCATGACCCGGACCGCCCGGATTTGTCGTAGCTCTCATGAAGATTGGTAGGTCTGACGCTGCTGTACGCAAGCGAGAACGCATATAGTTCCACGGAAATGGCGTATGCCACTGCGTCAACTCATCAAAACCAATCCAGCTAAACGCCAAACCCTGATATCTCAACACATCTTCATCTCTATCAAGGTAGGACATCCACAGTCTAGCACCTGACGGAGCTTCCCACTGCATCTTTCGCTCACTCCACTTGATGCCGGGGTAAATCTTTGGATAAAGCTCTTGACTCTTCCAAATAAGTTCTCGAAGTTCTTCTGTAGTGTGTCGTAACAGAAGCCCAGAAAACTGTGGATGTACCATATACCTAAGCGGATCTGCCAACATAGCGTAGCTTTTACCACCACCAGCAGCTCCACCATATAACACTTCTCTTTCTGAAGAAGCTAAGAAGAATGTTTGTGGCCCCGGATTGGGCTTAAACAATACTTCCCTATCATCAGGTGTCGCTAGAGGAATCTCTGGCGAGTTTACTATCGATATATTCGGAGAGCTTGCTGTACTGTTCTGACTCGAAGTATCCTGTTTGGTCTTCCCTGCCGAGCCTCTTGGATTTTTCTTCGTACCTTTCCGCTTGCTCAAGGGCTTTTTTGAGCCTTGTGGCAAGGTTGCGGTAAGTAGCGGATTTTCGTCCATGAGTTCTTTCAGTCTTTATTCTCTTTAACAATCCCACATGGCTTATCGTTCTACCTGTTGTGGTGGTAAGCCAAGCTGCTACCTGCCTAGAGCTGTATTGTTTTAAATGTTTCTTAGCTAGTTCTAACGCTTCAAGCTCTGTAGGTATTGGCTGCAGGAGGTTAGGATCTTCTTCATCTTGTCTGTAACCAAATGGTATAGTTTTTCTAATTTTTGGAATAGGTACATATGTTTCCTTTGCTTTGGGCTGTGGCAATATCCAAGCCCCTAAATCTCTATCACTCACCGCTGTCTTTGGCTGGCAAAATCATGATGCCGTTAGGTGCTGTCACCTGAACTTTCTCTGTCTTCACCAAACCAGCCCTGTCTAACAAATCCTTAGCAGCGTTGAGCTTCTCTTTCAAGCCTAGCTCTGTAGGGTCAGCAATGCCACTAACAACCGCCATAGCAGCTCTAGGGGCGTTCATAGCGATGTAAAGCTGTGTAGCCTCAATCACTTCTTCCTTAAGAACTTCCATAAGGACTTTGGTATTGTAGCCTTCGCTATAGCCAGCAAGCTGCCTTGCCTTGGAAGGATTGCCCCCAGCCTCAGCAAATAACACCTCAATGAACTTCTTCTGTTGTTCGCTTAGTTCTCTTTTAGCCATGATTAAAATAGTCCTTGTTCATAATATTCTTCTACAGTGACAGTGGTGTCCATGCTACTACCAGCCTCTGGTGTGACTACCAAGGTGTCACCGGGATAGAGAGCAAGATAACTACCATCCAGTTTTAGATAGCCGTAGGCAGAAAGAACATAACCACCAACAATGTAATAGCTTGCACTTGCACTAGCATCTGTCCATTGAATAGAAACAGTTTTGTTATTGCCTCCATGATTGGAAACAAATAACAAATTCATCTTGGCAATGAAATTATCAGGACAAGTGTAGATGGTGTTAGCAACTCCCGCTGTCAACACTTTTCCTACACTTCTAATCTTTGGCTCTTTGTTCACTTCTTAGCTTTCACTTTAGCTTCAGACAAAGCAATGGCAATAGCTTGCTTGGGGTTGGTAACAACTTTGCCACCTTTACCACTATGCAAGCCTTTGTCTTTAAACTCACCCATCACCTTAGCAATTTTAGCTGTTTGCTTTTTAGTAGCCATAGTTTATTTCTTCTTAGCCATCTTCTTTGGTATGCCAATCATGATGGCAATGGTAGCTTTACCCTTACCCTCTTTAGCCATACACTTACCTGCAGCTTTACACTTAGCAGGAGAAGGACATCCCTCACAGGGTTTAAACGCTTTCTTAGTAGCCATCATTTACCTTTCTTAGCTGGAGCAGCTTTTTTAGTCATTGGTGCTTTAACAGCACCTCCCTTAGCCATCATTGGTGTTTTAACTGGCATAGCATAGCCACCACCCATCATCTTCTTTGTCTTGTTAGTGGCTGTACGGCTACCTCGAACAGGCATACCACCCTTGGCAAGCTTAACAGGAGGCTTCTTAGTTTCTTCATAAGCTTTACGCTCTAGCTCATTAGCTCTATCCAAGTAGGTGTTACGCACCTCTTGAGGGACAGAAGTGTCCTTTGCCTTCTCTCTGTACATCTTTACTTTCTCTGCATCGGTAGCCATAGTTTCTCCTTTTAGTTACCACTTAAATTTAACATCACCACTTGGTCTTATGGGACCAATAACGAGCACTCAATTTATCTGGACTAGGATCTTGAGCATCATGCCTTGCATAATAAGACTTTTTCCTAGCTTTGTCTTTAGCTGTAGTTGGATTGGCTCCAGCACCCTTAACACCCTGCTGTCCAAACCTAATGAGCTTCACTGTGTCACCCTCTTTAGCTAACACAGCATGACTCTTCGTTGGATGCTTAGGAGTTGCCTTAGGCTTGTTATACCCTGAAAACTCTTCACTGCCTTTTTTAATCATCTGAACTTGCTCACTTTCTTAGCAATGGCCTTAGGCTGTTTAACAAACTGCTTACCAGCTTTTGTCCCCTCACGCTTAGCCTTAGTGGTGGCTGCATACTCAGCAGAGCTTAAAGACTTAATAGCTGCTTCAGGTAGATATCTCTCTCCTGTTTTAGCAGAAGGCTTACCAGACTTAGTAGTCCACTTCTGGTCTGTCCAATCTTTTAAAGACTTCTGAGGAGCTTTCATTTGTAACCACCACCAGCAGCTTTGTACTTCTTCGCTACAAGCTGTGCTTTCCTAGCAGACCATTCACCAGCATCACCACCTTTAGTACCAGCCTTCACACTAGCTACTAACGCCTTACGCATTGTAGGCTTGGTGTAATTACCTGCAGCATTAACTGTACTTTTCTTTGTAGCCATGTTGTTTCTTCTTTGGTAAGTGTCTGTGTTCTTTCCATCCCTCAGCTCTCATAGCATCTTCTACTCTGTCTAAGGGAAATACATATCCTGTGTTTTTCTCCAGTGCTGCTCTAACATAATAAACATCACTGTGAAATAAATGCATCTTGTCTACATATCCTCTGTGTAACGCTAGTGAAGCTTGTGTAGCTACACTGTAGGGGTATGTGTTTGTTAAACCTCTATCTTCTAACTCTTGTCGGGTGTATAAG